GCGAGCAAAGGCTAAGATATCATGGGAGATTTGTTTGATAGAGCCTGAGCCTCGAATGTCATCGACAGTAGGTAGACGACCTTCTTCGAATGATTGACCTGATGTAGACATCTTACGTAAGTGAGATACTAATCCGATCCATACATTGTGTTGCTTAGATATACGTAGTAAGTCATTCATTACTTTATCTATAGCCTCATTACCTGTTAGACCATCGGAACCCTCTGATACTAGAATAGTAATGTGATCGATGAACAAATACTTACAGCCAGACAGAGCCATATACTCTAACTGAGATATGATTCCATTAGACATAGAACCACAGTGATCTAGCACCATAACTCTATCACCGAATGTATCGAAGCCTACACGTAGATCTTCAAGAGGAATTTTCTCTGCAGCAGGGTTACGTCTTATCGCCATACCAGCTAACTTACGTGTGGTCTCTGCCGGACTCTCTTCAAGAGCAATGATACCTACTTTATCTTGAGTGTTGGCAATCAAGTCTAATACAATCTCACGTAGCATAGTAGACTTACCTGCACCTGTACCGGAAACCCACAGAGCAATCTCACCCATACGCATACCTTTGATCTTATCATTAAGACCAGAGAAACATTCAGGATAGGGTTGAGACTCTACGTCATTGTATTCTACTAGCTTGGTCCACAAGTCTTCGCCAGTACAGATACCTTGAGGGCTGTATGGTTGTGAATCCCAGATACCTCTGAGTACACCCATGTGACCTACTTCTGTTAGCGCTTGTGAAGCATCTTTGAGTGCAGTACGAGCTACCTTTACCTTATCGAAGCCGATAGCATTAGCTAGTTTATCTACAGCAATATCACCTGCTTCATCAGTATCAATGAACAAGATTACTTCTTCAAATGAACGTAGATAGTCTCTGTTCTCTACTACAGCCTTTAAGTTAGATGCAGAAGGAATAGAGACTACAGGATAGATAATACCTGTGTTGTACTTAGAGTAGGCTTCAGCTACAGCCAAGGTATCTTCTTCTCCTTCAGTGATAACAATTCTTTTACCACCACCAGGAAATACATTTTGACCGAACAAAGTAAGAGGTAGCTTACCTTCTACTCTAAAGTCTTTAGGGAACAGACGTTTCTTATTACCTACTACTACGTTGTTCTCGTAGTAAGGGTAGTACACAGCGCTAGTACCTCCGGATGAAGATACTTCTCGCTTAACTCCGAACATCTCACAAACCTTAGTAGAGATATTACGTTCAGCAGATGTACCGAAGGGCAGTGAATCAAATGATACCACATTACTTTCCTCTTCTTTGATTTGGTTCTTGAAAGCTTTCTTATTACTCTCACAATCAGGAGTGAAGCACCAAGCAGAACCATCATCATACTCACAACGGTTATTGCTTGATCCACAAGAATCACATGCAGTCTTTCTTAGTATCTTACCCATAGCTATACTCCTAGCTTTTTGTACATCATATATTGTTCGAAGGCTTCATCGAGAGTTAGATCAGAGTTAAGCCAAGTAGTCTCTGATACTATGTGTTCTTTTAGTTTATCTATAGCTTCATTAGGGGTTCCAGCTGTCGCCGTCGAGTGTATCCAACCCTGATTCAGAGTCGCTTGATACATCGTTGGTATTAACCAATCCGGTTCCACTGTTATCCCGTACTTTAGGAATAAATCTTGTTCCCTTTCGTATGTCGTATCGGTCATCCATACTCCTCTTAAGATATACAAGATCCATGTTGAGCTGAAGGTTATCTTCCCAGCCTCTTCCAAATGTTTTCTGCCAGAAAGCTCTAACCGTATCTAAGTGTTTAGATACAGGAATACCCTCCATAACCTTTGCTGCCTTCACTTTACCTATACCCTTAAGTCCAGTGATATTATCTACTGAGTCACCCATAAGTACTTGAGTGTGTAAGAGCAGAGAGGCTTCTTTTTCTGTCATGTACATATACTCTTTCTTACGAGTATTAAAGTGTAGACCAGGTACTTGAAGTAAGTCTTTATCTATGCTTACTACAATACCTGGCTCTTCTGTATTCCACATAGCCAGTAGATCATCTGCCTCCATGTCATGCGCAGGTACAGCCTTCCAACTATCCTCAAGATACTTGTAAGCATAAGAGAAGAACTCTTCCTCTTGTTTAGTTAGTTCTTTCTTACGGTTACCTTTATAAGCAGGGTATATGTCCTTACGGAAATTACCTTTACCTTTGATAGCGATCTTACCTGTACTGCCTTCCAGATCACCCATAATACTAGCAATAGTTTGATCTAGTTTCTTTTTAATATCCTTAGTACTGGTAGCACTCCAGATAGATTGGTATACTAAAATGTCTCCC